TCTTTAATGTAGTCGTATATTACTCTGTCCGTAGGCAGGTCAAAGTTAAGTATACTTTCTCGCAACGATGTGAAGTTATGGAGCATAGCCTTCTCATTGTCGCCCACTCTCTTTTCGGGCGATATGCTTCTAAGAATCTTCATAGTTTAATCGTCTTATGCTTTTTAGTCGGTTGAGTTGATGACGGTGAGTCTATCCCTTGTATAGTAAGCCCCTTGCCTTTCCCACCACCTTTAACAGAACCAACAAGAGTAATTCTTTCCCATCCATCTAAAGCGTCATCAACGGCTCTTGACCAAGAGATATGACCTTCCTCTAAAGGTTTATTTGGTTCGATAACAAGCCATGTAGGTTTCCCTAAGTGTTGACGAAGTTCTATCGTCTCAGCAAGCACTTCGGGCATCGCACTATTCCGAGCAGTCTTAACCCCCAAACGAATAATGAGAAGCGTTGGAGACTCAGCTAAATCCTCTAAAGAGTTCGCTCTCAAATCTCTGATAAAGTCAGGGTCAATAATCTCAGAGTTAGTACGTCCTAGATTAGAGAGCCACGCAGAAATAAGCGTAGCGTCAGACACTACTTTAATGAACTCTTCGGGTTTTTGATGTACTACAAGAGCAGACCTCAAGTGGAGCATTAACTCTGATTTATTAGCTGTGACAACCACGCACTCTTTAACTTTGTTTTTAAGTAAGCTATTACGTCTTGTCGGGATCATTTCTAATCCTGTCCAAGCTCTTTTTGCTTGGTTGGAAAGAGCCTTCTTAATTACGCAAGTACAGGGTATTGCTTGAGGCATACCTAAATGACCGTCATCGACTTGGATATATCCATACCCATGACACTTTTTGCATAAACTCATATTATGTCTCCTTTAAAAACTATATATCAGATTTATTTCCCACACTCGTTGTGTTTTTCAATATACCCTTCCTCACACTTTTCGATTTTCCCATTGGAGTATCTAATTTCAGAGTTTTCAGAACGGATGCTTCTGTTTTTATGTTTGCAAGCCCTCCATTTACTTCGTTGAGTACGGTATTTATTATGTTTAATAACGTACTCTTTTTTTTGTCTTTCTTTATCTTCGGAAATTTCTTTCTTGAGGGTTTTTATCTCAGCTCTCAAATCTTTCATCCTCATTGATATTTTTGCAGGGGTGGGCTTTTTCTTAATGGGTTTGGTGTCATAAACATAAACTTCAATCCACCCTGTTCTTTCAGTGAATATTTTTTCTTCTCTCTGAAAGTAAAGGTCTTTAAACACTACGATTTCTTTAGACTCTACTTTAATCTTTCTCTTGCAATCTGCACTCCACCCTCGGTGTCTATAGCGTTCAACACATTCGTATTTGTCTCTTATTCTGATAACAGATGCTTTTGGTTTTAACAGCATAACATAACCCTCATCTACAGGGTCATAGAAGATAATGTTTTCTTCTTTAGTGTATGCTTCAAAATCATAATCTACATATGGATCACTAGACCATTTCTGAAGGTGTCTTTCATATTCCCACTCTAAATCCCCCAACTCATGTCTTGCGACTGCCAACTTTTTTATTAGTTTAGGGGGTTCTTTTGGGCTAAAGTGCATTACAGTAGATGAGAAGGGCTTAAGGCTATTATTTTCCTCATACAATAACGCACATGAGAAAGTCTTTTTTAATTCTTGTGTTAGCTCCCCACATTTAAGCTGTATGTTGTAAGTGCATTGTTGAGGAGTTAACGAACACCCTGTTAGGAAAATGATTGCGAGTAATACTAACATTATCTCACCTTGATGATGTCTTGAGCATCCTCTAAAAGACCATCAAAAATATCATTCAGCTCAGATTGACCTACCTCAAGAATCTCATCTTCAGACCCTTCTTCTTTAAGTCTCTTTCCTAGCACCGCTTCAATCAACTTCATTTTTACATGGAGTGTTTTCATCACACGTTCATCTATAGATTTAGGGGCACAAATGTGGTAGCTGAAGACCCTATCATGGATGCTACCTATACGGATCATACGACCTATAATCTGAAGGTAATCTCCTGCTGACCAAGGGGTGTCATAAAAGATTACAGCTTTGGCGAGTTGGAGATTAACCCCCTCTGCCGCGGCCATTGTGATTAAACAAGCTTTTGTTTCACTTTCGGGATCTTGAAATGCTTCTTGGCTTTCTACTCGTTGACCGCCTGACTCTGTGCCTGTAATACGGCAAGTCTTAATGCTTTTACCTTCTAACTCAGCTTCGAGGATGTCAACCATACTTCTAAAGCGAGAGAAGATAATCACTTTCTCTCCTTCGAGTTCATTCTGTAAAAGGTCAAGAAGAGTTTCTAACTTCCCACTGTCCCCATCACAATCAACGAGAGCAGGATGGTTTACGATTTGTTGACATACAGTAACAGCCGTCAATTTTGTGACTTCTCTTTCTATAACCTCACCTGTTTCGGGGTCGGTAACTTCAAGTAAGCCCTCAAGTGCTTCTTTATACTTATCTTTCTGAGGTTTTGTTAGAGTGCAGTTGATAACCTTTGTCGTAAGGGGAGGTAGCTCTTTAGCTACTTCATGTTTAGGTCGCCCGATAAAGTAAGGATCTATCTTTTCTCGGAAAGCTTCAACATCTCTCTTTCTATGCCCTACTACAATCTTAATCCGCCTACGGGAACCGGGGATTGTTTGATCTCTTGTAATACAATATTCACGCATGAAAGAGGTCTTGGTGGTAAATAAATGAGGTACAGTTACCTTATATATAGCCCACGCCTCCATCAGCCTGTTCTTAATTATAGTAGCTGACAAAGACCAAACTCTTTCGGCACTTCCTGCGAGGTGCTTACAGACTTGATGTACCTGAGCTTTATCATTTTTGAAGGCGGTAGCTTCATCAAAGATCATTACATGACCTGTGATGGGTTGGAGGTATTGGAAGTCCATAACCGCAGTTCTGTACCCCATAACCATCGCTTTTGGGCCTTCGTCATAGTCCTTAAACTCTTGGTGAATCTTAGCTCTTTTCTTTTTTGTACCTAGACACTTGAAGACCCTCACCCCTGTGGTAAAGCGATCAAACTCTGACACCCATTGCCCAACAGCAGATTTGGTTGTACAAATGATTGCAGGCATTTTGGGTTTCCTATCCCATAGGTAGGAAACTGCGGCGATAGTCTGAAGAGTCTTCCCTAGTCCTGTGTCATCTCCTAACACAAATCTCGGCATAGCTATAAGATGAAGTATGCCTTGTATCTGATAATGCCTTAGTTTTAAGGAGTCACCGTTATCAAGTCTTGTTTTGAGTATCTTAGAGGGAGGGGCTTTTAGTTCCTCTTTTGCTCGGATCACTCTTAACTTTTCAATAGTTTTGAGTAGCTTATCGCTTTCCATTGAGAGCCTTTCGTTAAAAAATGGACTCCCCATATATATAAGAAATCTAGCCTACTCGAAGAATATTTTAAGTAACTCCCTGTACCTCAAGGAGTGTTTGAGTCCCATATTTTCGATCAAATTGTACTCAACTATATGATCCTCAATGCAATCTAGCCCTCCCCCTTGTATTAAAACTTTAGCCATAGCTACAGGAGACCAAAAGCGATAGACCCACAAAATAGCTTTTCTTAATATCTTATTAACCTTGGCTTCTTGAGTTAAAGAAAGTTTAATCCTATCGTCTTTGAGTGGTTTTCTATTACTCCTGCTACCATAGCCATAGTATTTTTCAGCATAGATCCGACCTAAAACAGAAAATTCCTTTGAATATCTGATTGAGTCTCTAGGCACTCCATAGGAGTTTTTAAACATTCGCAAAGCAATCAGTTCAACTAAAGGGTCTTCTGCCTGTCGGAGAATGCTGATGACTTCTTTGATGGCCAGCTCTGTCATCTTATTCAGGACAACGTGTGTTTTTCTGAACTCTCTTGTTTTACTCATCCTGTCCTCCTTTTATTGTTCTCTTATATATGTAGATAGAAGAGTTATAAACAAAGGAGAAAACATGATGAAGAATCTTAAACCTTTATTTTTTGAAAACTCGAAGGTTCCTGTTTGGCTTTCTAAGCTTGCCCCCATCGAGATAAGTGCGATCACTTTATTTTGTTTTGTCTTCTCTAGGGGAGAGATCAGTGAAAAGACCAAACGGCATGAGACAATCCATTATCAGCAGTATCTTGAGACTTTTGTGGTAGGTTTCTTGCTCGTGTATCTTTTTGATTATCTCTATGTCGCCATCATCAAAAAGAAAGGATTCACTCGTGATTCTTATCTTGCGATCCGCTTTGAGCAGGAAGCTTGGGAATGTGATGACTTTACTGACTACTTAGAGACAAGAAAGAGATTTTCTTGGTTGGAGTATCCTTTGGGAGGAGAAGAATACTCGCCCCCTAATGGTGGTGAATAATTAAAGATGTCTAAGTTTTACATAGGTTGGAAGTACCACACTCAAGAGATGCCTGACTTTCTGCTTGTTCCTTTTGTGGTGCTTTTAATGGTTCTGTCTATTCTCGTTTACTTCTTAATCAAGGGCAAATGACATGAGAGGCTTTTTTATAACTTCTTTATCGACTCTCATAAGTGATCTCTAACCACACACTTATAAGGAGAAACCAATGAGAAGAACAGCTTCAGAAATAATTCATGATTTAGAAATAAGAATCGCTCGTCTTGAACGCACCGAGCAAGATACAAACCCTCGTCTGGCGAGTTCTCGTAAAGCGAGACTTGTTAGAAATAAAACTGCAAGGCATTCAGAAAGAGACATACAAAATTTGTTGAATGACGCAGAAGATTTGGAGGGATACCCAGAGATTCGTGATCTTGATAATATTGTTGATGCTCTTTCTTATATGATGAGAGATGGGAGAGTACCTGCGGGCGAAGGCATTGACTTAGAGAAAGCAACGGGTGAACTAGAAGACTTATCTAGTCGCTACCCTATTGGGCGTAAGGATGCAATAACCCTTGAGAAAATGCTCGATATTCTTTTAGGGTAACTAGGTATGGGTATAACTAAAAGCTAGGTTCTCTACCTCGACACCATTTAGAGTCTTCAAGCGTCCAAAATAACCTTTTGCGTCCTCTTTTGCGTTTAAGAGCTAACTCTGCTTTCATAGCTTCAGATCTGTTAGCGTATGTGCCGTAAGTACACATCAAGACCCAAGGTCTATGCTTTGAAGTATATTTACCGCCACCATGCTTTAAAATACCATTGTGCTGTTTTAGCCTCCGATTAACATCGGTAGTACAACCGACATAGAAGAAGCCAGGTAGTTGTTTACCTGTCTTTGCTGACTTTCTTAATTGTTGACTCTGAATAACATATACGACCCACTCGCTCATTTTTTTTAACCCTTTATCGTTCCTCTTATATTGATTATAACATATAGGAGATTGACATGAACAGCACACAAAGAATCGCAACTCTACATATTCAAGCAAAAAGCTATGATCGTATAGTGTATTCCCCTAAACCACTTGATTCATTCAGAAGTGTTAGACAGGTCAAAACTACAAACTATCTTCAAAAGCCAAAAGGTCTTTGGTACGCTTGTGGTAAGGATTGGAAAGAGTATGTAAATAAAGAAACAAACTCTGAGTGGGCATCCTCCTTCAAATATAAAAATTTACTTGAAGTAAATCTTAATCGTATGTGTGTAATACGAACAAAACAAGAATTATGGATGTTTACAGGGAAGTATGGCATAGAAATAACAGGGCAAGATGCGATAGATTGGGTTGCTGTCTCAAAAGATTATGATGGAATAGAAATTTGTCCCTATCAATCGAGTGAGAGTCTCAGAGTCGATTGGTACTATTCTTGGGATGTAGGTAGTGGTTGTATTTGGGGTACGAGAGCCTTTAAAGGCGTTGCAGAGGTAGAGAACGACATTGATGACGGAGAGTTTATTTCTCCCTCTGATCCCTTTTGGGATGAAGAGGAGGACGAGGAGGACGATGATTACTCTGATTGGTGATGAAAGATTGGAGAGAGTTATAATGTGTTTTTAATCCTTTTATTCTTTTAGTATCTTAAAAACATAGATTAAAGGAGAACACGGATGAAGACACATATATCCGAACTTATAAAGATAGCATACGAACATGACGAGTTAAGATCAGACTTAGTGCCTTTGATTCAAGGTGAGCTGAAGTTAGCAAAACCCTCAAAGAAACAAAAAAAGATAAACAAAAGAAAAAAAGAACAAAAGAGAAAGTTATGTATAAATGAAGTTCTTTCTAACTTTTCTTTTGTGGGGTATATAAAGAGGGAACATTTCGGGGAGAAATGGATACATCCCGAAACAGACCTCCCAAATACAATCAACACGATTGTTGAGAAGGCTAGAGAAGGGGACGAGCCTGCGATTGAGATTGTCTTGGAGATGTGGTCTGAATTTGAAGAATCTGAAAATGAACTTTCTAATGAGGATTTGGAAGGTATACGAGAAGCATTTGATGATTTAGATTTAACTGATTTCCGATCAGGGGATGCAGTACAAGGGTTCTGCTCTTTAGTTGGGAAATCAATGTCGATGGGGTCATGGACAGGTAGAAACACTTTAATTGGAGAGTTAGTGGATGACACCCTTTGGTCTATAGATGCTTCTTATTCTCCAATAATAAGGGCGGTTAAAGAACTTGGGAAGTCTATTGATAAGAATAATGATGGGAAGATTGAAGCAGTTGAGGTTGTGGATTATGTTAGGTTGGCCGCAGAACAGGGTTTAGATTTAGATCTTGGAGATCTTACCGCTAGTGGTGTTTCTGCTTCACTATTGAAGAATGCTTTAGAGGAAGTTCTTATCTCAGCACTTATGGCAAAGATGACCTTCACCAAAGGTCTTGCAGGGGCTGTAGGTAAAAGAGTAGTCGGGAAGGTAGTTACCCATTTTTTAGGTTCTGTTATGGATAAGTCAGGCGTAAGCGATATGATTGAGGAAACAACACAGTCAGCCATTGAATTTGTTGCAGGTAAAGCTGACACAGCAGGTGATAAAGTAAATGTTGGTAAGGTAGGTACAGCTTTAAAGAGAAGGGCAGAAGCAGCGGCTCTTGTGCCTTCTAAAATTAATTCTAAATACAAGAATGAGGTTCAAGATATAGCAGGCAGTCTCGGAGACACCCCTTCAGCAAGAGAAATAGAAGAGGTAGCAACTAAAGCAATGAAGCTAGCTGAACAATATTTCACTGAAGGTTCTGCTGAAATAGAAAATGCGATCAAAGACTCTTTAGTTTTTAAGGGGGGTCAAGCTGTCACCCCTGATATTCTTAAGAAAACACTAAAGAAGTTAGGCTCTGAATCAAGTATTGATAGCTATGTGGAAGAAAGACTGCAAAACAAGGACAATCATACGGGGTTTGTTCTTTCTTACCTTGAGCAACAGCTCCGTACCTTACAAGCAGAACAACACATCTCAAATAACACAGGTTCTTTATCTCAAGAGATCTACGAAGGATTCATGAGCAAGATTTCAGATAAAGAAGAAAGAGATCGGATTCTCGACATGATAAAGAAAGGGGATTTGTAGATTTTTTATGTCCTTCTTCTTTTAGTTTGTTACTTAATTTTAAATGCGGGTTATGACATGAACAAGAAACATATGATCGTAAGAGTGGCTTCAGTACACATTGCAAATCAAAAGAAACAAGGAAGTCAGTTCGACCAAATGATAAGAGTCGCTGCTATGAACTATGAAGCAGGGGTGAAAGACTCCCTTAAAGGGATGCTTCTTAAGTATGTTGTAAACCCTGTTGATAAGTTTCGCAGACATCTTGATCTTTTCATTATGCCTGTTGATGACTTGATGGACGATGTTGTTGAGGCTATTGCTCCAGCATATGCAGAAGCTCTCATGGAATCAGAGGTTGACGCTGATGTTGAAGAATTTGAAGCGGGGGCTGTACTTAGCTATAGGGAGAGAACACAGTCTCGTTATATGGAGGAGGTCGGGAAGGAAGCCCCTTTAGGTATGACACCTGAGTTTTATGAAGGGTATGAGTGGGGGGCTACAAATAGACCTCCCATTCCTGTCGAAGTAAAAAAGCGTATCATCCAAGAAGCCGCTCAAGAACATGATAAGAAAGTTGTTGAGAGGGCTTTAAAGAAAGCACTCAATGTCATTAACCCTTGGGAGATCATTAAACACGCTTACCATCTCATTAAGAAATATGGGTGGGACGCAGACGCAGATAAGCAATGGTACATTAAATGGCCTTTGCGTTTCTTTAAAGTTGTTCTCATGGGCATTGCTGTCGCTATTGTAGAAACACTTGAACATTATGTTCTCCCTGCGACTATGGTTAAGATTACAGGAAATCCTGCATGGTGGGGTCTTGCTTCTATCCCACTTCTTGAGCTTATTATGCCTATCGTTATTGCATACTTTAAGAGTGCTAAAAAAGATGTTGTCGATGAACCTGGACACCTTGATTGGTATGAGGAGAACTATGGTGAAATTGAAGACGCTCTTGAAGACGAAAATGCTTTCAGAGGTCGTAGAGCAGGTAAAGACTTATATGTTAGCAAAAATAAGAGTCAGCTAAAACTCTTTCCACATGAGCTACAAGATCTCATAAAAGAAATATCAGAGTTGACCAAGTGGAATGCTCATACAGACGCAGTTGTTCTTTTAGCAGAAAACTTCGGTGATAGGTCAGACCAAGATGACGCTAACTATGTAAAAACCGTCCATAATGCACAAGGTCATATGCCTAGTGATGTTCGCGACTTCAGATATAAACTCTTAAAGAAGTTGTTATCGAAAGCGAAAAGAGTCCTCCCAAGAACTACCTATATGAAACTACACCAAGCCTTTTAATAGGTCATGTAGTCTAGGTACATATCTTCAAGTATTTGGTGATCGAATACATTCAGAACAACATCGATATCTCTATTCATTTTAACTGTAGTAGAAATGAAGTTTTTTGCTTTTCTTGGGTTGTAGGCGTATTCTCTAAAAACATTAAAAGACAACCTACCCGCTAAACTGAGAGTGGGTCTGCTTAAAGAATGACTAAACTCAAACTCTATATCTTCATATAGAGCTGTCTTTCTTCCTAATCTAATTTCAGCCCCCACCAACTCAATATCCCTCGTAATTTTCATTTTTTTAAGCAAACTCAATTTTTTTGCGTAGTCAGGGTCAGGGAGAAATAGGGTGTTTTGACTCTCTATATTTTTCAAAACATTAGGTAAGAATAGTTCAATATTACTATTTATGAGCTTATTCATTTCTACAATAAGAGAGATAGCTCTAAGTTTCCTGTTTGGGTTCGAGCTATTCCAAAAGTCTTTGATCTTCATCTTAAAATCCTTCAGGGGGTATGGGCTTTGGAGGGGTTACTATCTGCCTGAATAAAAATTCTAACAACTTCTTATCCTTTGGGTGGAGTTTGTAGGAAAGAACATCTTCTTTGTTCACCCATACCCACTCAGAGTGTTCTTCATTCAGTAGAGGGGTGAACTCGTATTTTGCCTGTGCTAGAAACAGAGTGTACCCATAAGTGTTCATGTGGTCGTACACTTGAAACATCGGTAAAGGTCCGATCTCCTCCCTACTTTCTCTTAGAGCTGTTTCGTGGCGGGATTCTCCTTTCTCTTCACTACCGCCTGGGCAGTCCCAATAACCTGCCCATTTATCCCCTACTTTTGCTCTCTTTAGTAAGAGGACTTTTTTATCATGTTGAAATAAGATACCTGCACCCATCATGTATACTCCTTTTATGCTATTGTTTACTTAGAAAGTTTTTATATAAGAATCATTGGAAAAAGATTAGGAGGTTTTAATGAGTGAAAAAAAAGAGGCACAAGAAATGGTGGGTCCTCCTAACCCAAATTATGTTGATTTGGGAGTTGAGAACGTGCAACCACATATGGGGCATCTCTACCTTGTAGTTGTGGCGGCGATTGTAAGTTATGCCGTCACAGAAGTTGTTAAGCCTTTTATTTTTAAAACGTGTAAAGAAAAGTCTGAAGCTGTTACTCGACTCGTATCTGTTATCATAGGTGGCATAGTTGGATACACTCTAAGCTATGAGATTCTTGACCTATGGCTTGGAGCTTCAGCAGGAGCTTTAAACGCTTATATAGTTAAGATCGTGAAGTCTAAAATCAAGTCAACAATCGGAGTGGACAAAACTCCTACCGCAGAAACTGAAAAACCAAAGGAGAACCAATGAAATCCTTCATGTGTCTTTCTTATACTTTATTGATCGGCTGAACTAGATAAGACTTTCATGAAAGAAATGCCCATGTTCTTTATTCCAGGTTATTGTGGGGAAGGTGAGACAAGCAAAATGGCTCGTAGAGTATGGAAATCACTAACACGATCAAATTCGTCTACTAGTTCTGGTGATGTTGTTTTGATGGTAGATCGAAAGTTGAGATAACGATGTACAGATATGCAAGTGTAAATAGAGTCGCCCGTATCCATACCGCCCGTATGGAAAAGAGAGCTATGTTCTTTGACACTGTGAAAGAAGACGTAGCGTCTGCCTTTATTCAGAGTGAATCTCAAAAAGAAAGAAAGAAGATTTCAAGTGGGGGTAAAGCAGGTTTGAAGTTTCTTCAGAAGCACTTCGGATTAAACTCCGTTGAATCGTTTGTTGAAGCGGTTGATAAATCTAAATATAACCCCAATGACCCAATCCAAAAAATGATTGCAGAAGCAGGGGCTAAAGCTAACTCGCCAGGTGAAGCAGGTGATATGTTAGGTAGGTTCGCTAATGCTTATCAGAAGCAAGACATCGAGGGGATGGCTCAAGCGGTTAATGTCGAGAAAGAAACGATGGCGTTAGTTCTATTGTGGTATGTGAAAGACAATAAGAATGTGAAAGTCAAAAACGCTTCACTCGACAGACAAGCATTTTGGAATCCTTTTGCTTCTGTACCTGCCCCTCCTCTCCCATTTGAAGCACAGGGGATCATGGTAGACAAGTTCTTAAGTGTCTCAGGGACGGTGATCAGTGAATCTTCACATTACATAGGTGAAGGTATTTCATGGCTTTGGTCTGTGATCCCACAAGGGTATGCACCTACGCTACCCGCAGGGAAAGCTTGGTCAGCAATTTACTTCATTCTGAATAAAGCGTGGTTAGGGGTTATGAAAGCAGGGGGGATGGCTCTCGGTTTAATCAAAGCATCAATCGTCAAAAGCACCGCCGCCTTTGGGATCATCGCAGTGCTGAAAGTAATAGGGATTGCTCTTATTGTATATTACGCCATAATAGGTCTGTCTTGGATGAGTTATCAACTCACAAGACTCCCAAGTCGAATCCTTGTAGAGTTCCCTTTAAAAGTGATTTGGAAGCTCATTAAAATGGTGTTTGACGGTGCTGTTAAGCTAACCACTTGGGCTTATACTAAGATCAAAGATGTGATATCAGAACACAAGCATTTACTAGAGCCAAATGACCCCATGCTATCAACAGTGCAAGCTGTTTAAGAGTACATATCTCTGAGTGTATTGCTGTTCTTTATCGTGTTCTTCACTTTGAATTTCAGTCGCTTTAACTCGCTTACTTCGACACCTAAGTTATCAGCCCACGCTTGATCTGTTCGATAGTTCTTCTCAGCAAGATCTACAAAGATGTCATATAGTTGATTCGCTTCCGCTTCCGTTCTTGAAGCTGAAGCGAACTCTTCAAATATGATTTCTTTCACTTCATTCTTCTCTAATTCTTCTTCAGGATTACTGTGGTGGGAAGTAACTTCAAAGCTCTCTATCACACCCGTTTCTCCATCTCTCTCCCAATACACTTCTTTTACATCTGCAAAGCTGTTTTTAACTGCCCTGAGACTTCTCCCCTCTTTCTTAAGTCTCTGTTCTTGATCTGTTCGAGCAGACACATCTTTGCTTCTATATAAGCCACACTTCGCCTGTGACATTCTTTCTTGTGTGAGAAATTGTCTAAATAAATATATGACGTTCCCCATTTTCAAACTTTGAGTGTTGTCTTTAAACTTATCTTTCTTACAAGCATTAATGAGAAACGCACTTACTACATCTTCTGCACTATCCGCAGGGGCTAAGTAGTGAAGATTTTTTTTATTGAAATACTTCACTAAGTCAGTTCTTATTTTCTCGTACCAATTTTCTGTCGGATCAAATAAGAAGTTACGAGTCTCGTTATCGAGTACGTCTACTTTCTTGTGTTTTTTAGTCTTCCAAAGGTCATCACTAAAAAACTCATCAGATAAGATGTCTTGAACTACCCAAAAGTCATCACTAAAAAACTCATCTGAGAATATTGAATAACAAGCGTCTGCTTGTGTTTTGCTCTGCATATGTGTACTCATCAGGGAAGATGGATAAATGAGCTAGTTGATCGTGCGATCAGCTCGGTATTGTTTTTATACACCAAACTATGGTGAGAATCAATAGATATTTTATGCTACTCAGTAGATAAAAAGAGTTATATTCATCTATACGTTAATTGGAGAATCTTATGCTTACTTCAGATCAGATCATACCTGCGGTTTCTAGCTTAACAGAGCTTTACAGTCGCCCAAAAACCAGCTTTAAAGTAGCGTCTCAAAACCAAAAGATTGGTCTTGTTTTAAGAAAGAAGATCGCAACGGCAGTTGTTCGCTTGATCAAAAACGGAACTGATGCGAGTAAAGCTCTTTCTGATCGTGAGATAGAGAACATGGCGAAAACTTTACTCACTGATATGGGTCCTTCGATTCTTAACATGACTCTACTTGCTTCTGTGGGTGTTGATTTTAACGACTTAACTGTTAGTGATTTACAGAGGATAAGACAGAGTAACAACGCTCGTACATTCTATCAAAAAATTAATTCTTCAAACATGAAGGATAGAGAAATGAATCCTATTTTCGACTACTTTTTTGACGGTACTGAAATAGCAGAGGCAGATAAGCCAAAGGCATTTATAATGCTTTACAACAGATCAAAAAAGTTAATGGAAAGATCTCTTAAATATTTGATTAAAGGTATCAAAGACGAAGTTAAAAGAAAGAACAAGAATAAAGCTGAAGGGTCTTACATCGGGAATGAGTTAGTAAGTGAAATTATAGCCGATGTTTTAGTGTTTTCTTTAACAGGTAGAGATGATGCCTCGGATGAAGAAGATGTGTTTAAAGCAACGGGGTTAAGAAAGAAAATGAGTTCTCGCTCTGTCTTTAGTATCCTCTATAAAGAAGCTCTTTCATTTAGAAAGAAATATGAGAGAGCAGAAGCCCAAAACACATTGGTTTTAGGTGAGGGTGTTTTTACTTGGGCTAAAAAGTCTAAAAGAGTCTTAGGGCGGGTGGCGAACTTTAAATACAAGGTTTGGAAGGTCGTCCAAAATCAAATGAAGAAAAAGACTGTTTCTTTCTCAGATTTGAGTCAAGGTGATGAGGGAGATCAAGAAGTAAGGGACAGAATCGTAGCTGAACATTATACGGATTTGATTGAGGCTCTTGACGATGATTCTTTTGATGGAGACACAAGCGAAAAAAGAGATCTTCTTGCTTCTGCTAAAGAAACCTATGAAGAGGGAGAAGAAGAGAGCGAAGACACTAAAAAAGAGTATCTTTTAAGAATCCTCGACATGATTAACTCAAGACATAGACAATTCCCCACTCAAAAGGAAAGTCGGTTCTTGCTAGGTAATATTGAGGTTATCTCAGACAGTAACAAGATCATGTACAAGAAGATTCAAGGACTTGTATATGCACGTTTGTTCAAAATGGGTCAGCTAACTAGCTCTGAGATACAATTCTTAGATGGTGCTTTTACAAAAGATGAGCTTGATCGGCAAAAGAGAAAGGTTGGGAAGATGTATGATCTCCCTGACCTACTGAAACACTTTGAAAGTGATCACTCTGTTAGCAGTGAGGATTCTGGGGATTTGTTAGAAACAGCAATAGATGATGTATATGAAGCGTTGGTGCTGTTTAACGACTTCGTAACTGATTTAAGGGACTCTCTTAAATACGCCCCTAATAAGATGTTTCTGAAGAATGATGTGGCTCTCTTTCAATGGGCTACTGAAAACTATACCTCTATCAGTGACGCACTTAATCTTTTTGTTGATTGGGTGGATAATTTTGAGATTGATAAAGATTTGAAATCAAAATTGTATTCGGATGCAGATCAAGTTCATCAAGACACTGTATTTAATGTTATAGGTATGATGGTTGAAAAACACAATAATGAAGACAATCTTCTTTCTAGTGTTGATGATATATTAAAAATTCTGCAAACTAAAAAAGCACTTACACCTGAAGTAAAGGGAGATGGTTCTTTTGATCTCGGAGATACTCAAATAAAAGAGTTTGCACACCCTCTTATGAACTACAGTATTTCTGAGTATCCTCTCACCACAAAAGATCTTGACGCAGGTCGTAAGTTAACTAATGTCGGTACTCACGCAAACATTACGGCTGTTGATTTAAGAGTTCATCGTGAAGTAACAGATTATCTTTCTACAGATGAAAACTTTAAGTCTGAGGTTGAAGTTTTACGACAACAAAGAAGAGTAATCAATCAAATTGTCGATTTGCTGAGTGAGACTAAAAACTTCACCCCTCTAAACAAAAAATACAAAACAAAAGAAAATGAAGAGCAAGCTGAAACTGAGAATAAAGACCTCTCTGAAGCGATTATTGACGACATTAAGCGTTTAAGAACTAGTTTATTAAATTTAGACGATGATGGAGAACAACAGTTTCTTTCGAGTGACATGGCTCTGCGTTATTATAATCCTGCTCTTGGTTCTCTTTTAGCCAAGGTTGAGGCACTCGCTACTGCACCTAAGAAATCATCAGAGAGAGCGACCGCAGTTAAGACTCTTGCTGACGAAGTCCAAAGTTCTTTCGATGTCGATTTCGGAACAAAAATGCGGAAGCTCTATGAGGATAATATGGATTCCGCAATTGATTCTCTTCTCCAAGAGGTAATCAATACTGAACTAAGTGATAGGGAAATAAAAGGTCAAAATGTCCTTAAACACAGAGCAAGAAGTAGCCGAGTTAAGAGCTTCATAAAAAGAGATGCTGAAATGTCGGTATGGGTAAACACAAATTTACCTAGATTAAAGAAAGGAAGTGGTGAAAAAGCTGAAGCCAACCAAAAGAAAGAAGCTATCGTTGTAGCTTCAGAAGCTAAAATTGTAGCAGACGCTCTAGGTTTAGACTTTGACCAAGTTTGTAAGGATCAAGGGTTGACTCTTAAAAAAGGAAACGCCCAAATCAAAAAACCTGAAGACATTAGGAAGCTCCGCTCTGTTCTCAAAGCACTTAAAAAGAAAGAGCAAGATCAGACTGTTGATACATACCTCACCAAAGCAAAGGCACTGACGGAAAAGCAAATCTCTGATAAAATCGCTACATCTAGTGATGGACTCAGGGAGGCCATTGACACATTCAGCGGTAATCAAGGTAACTTCTTATTCTCAAGGATTCACAGTTTACTGTCTGCTGGTTTTATCAACAAATTAAAAGCCCCTGTTTCGGAGCTAAAAGACCTCGCAAAGAGTGAGTTCGATAGAATGAGAGCTTCGGTTGACGCTTTCATTACTCAACTAGAGGATGAAAGAGATAATGATATATTTACCCGTGAAGAAGAGAAGAAAGATCTCGAAGCGGAGATCAAATTAGCCAAAGCCAAGAAGTCTGAGATCATGACTACAAATGCTTTCAATGATCTTCTTGCCAAATACAGAGAGATGAAAATCTTAGAGAACGTCTATACTTTTGAAGACCGCCTTGGTGACAAACGAATGGGGGAGGTTAACAAAGAAATCGAAGAACTCACTACTAAGAGAGACAAAGAGCTTGCTACTCTTAAAAAGAAAGATGGCAAGACCCCTGAACAACTTGAAGAGATGAGGTTAATTGAAGCAGGTGAAGATGAGGAGTTTGGGAAGAAATTAAAGAAGAAGTACCAATATAGACAATACGGCATTGCGGAGGAAAAAGCTTCAGAGGTAGAGCAAAGATCTCTTGAAAAATCTTATGTTTCATACGCACCCCAAGTGGAGTTGAAAGAAGAGAGTCTAAGAGAATCTGCTCGGATAATGATTGATAAAGCCATATCAAGCAACATTTCTTTTGATGAGCTTGGTTTGGGGGACACATATGACAATGAAAATATGAGACAAAAAAGTGGTAAGGGGGTTTTGGGTGTTACTGAGCTTTCGGGTCTGGCGAGTAGAACACGTTCTTTAAGGAAGCTTGCCCTTCTTAAGAAAAAGTACGGGGATGACAACAAGTTTAAGGAACTGCTCGATAAGGATGTAGATTTAAGACCTCTCATAAGGACTATTGAAGCAAGCCCTGAGTGTTTCCCTTCTGTGGACTTAAGTTTGGATCATGGTCTTTTGAAGGTGTATCTTGCGATGCCTTATTACCCACAAAAAGTCTTAGTGCAAAGTAACGGAGAGTTCTACGGGTTAAAATCAGAAAATGTTTTTGCTGACCCTATGGTTGAGAGAAATGCACAAGCGTTAATGAGGTATTTACTCGCTACATCAAACCCTTCTATTCTTGCTAATGCAGGGAGTCAGATTGGTGAGGTTGGTGTTACACAGGCAGAAAACCCACGACTTGAGGCATTCTACGAGAAACTATTAAATTCTCCATCAGCTACGGTTCTTAAAGATATGTCTGAAGATTATGAGGAGTTTAGTGGGGACACCACTGAAGAACAAAATTTTGCTGACATCAAAAGAATAACCAAAGACCAAGAACCATGGTGGGAGGGTAGTTACAAAAGGGAGGAAATGCTTGAGGCTCATAAAGCTCTTAAGGGGGGTGGCTATTCAAAACTTAGTGATGAAGACAAAGCTAAATATGCTGCTATGGCAAAGGTCGTGCTTGATTTAGATGAAGAACCTAGCGGTGAAGAGATTGAAGAATTATCTTCGGTTGCTTTCAATGTTCACCAAAAGATGCGTTATGATACAGGAAGCAAGAAATTCTTCACTGATCAAAACAGAGTAATTACAATGTTAGGGAATGGATTAAATAATCATCTCTCTGAGGGAGAAATGAGTTCCATAATTAAAGATCTAACAGGCACTAAGGCTCAGAAGTTGATCGACAAAGACATATTAGGAGAGAAGTATGATAATAGACTTACGGGACGTTTAATCTTAAACTTTACAGGTTTGAT